GGCGGCAGCCGAAGCTATCTTTTTAACCGGTGTCGGTGGTCTCAGTGTTACTGCTCTGGTTAGTGTCATTAAGCGGTGGTTAAAAGCTCAGGGTATAGCAGTTATCGCAATCTCGATACTGGTAAGTGCAGCTGCAGTCCTAGCTTATCTTATTCCTATTGGATGGGTTCTTTGGAAGTTCCTAGTCTACACAGCACTTGTGACGCTAGCAGCCAACGGAATTTATCTATTTCCGAGAGATCGCACTTAACTATCCAGGCAATTAAGGGCAAGGGGCGGGAAAATAAAGGAGGGTAGTAATGTCATCAAAAATACTCATAGTGTTTGGCATAATTGCTGGGTATTTATGGGGAGTCTGGCTTCTGCAGAAAGCTCACAGGAGGGATAAATGATTTGGATAAAGGTATTCTTCTTTCTGGCTTTTGCCATCATCATCGGGACGTTTGTAACCCGTAGGGATTATGAAGATTAAGAGGAATTTGTGAGCGAAGGAAAGTAAAATGGCAAAACCAAAAACAAGCTGGTTGTGGAAAAATGTTCTTAGTGGTTTAACTCAAAGGGAAAGAAAAAGAGTTCGTCAATTAGAATATAAAGCTTTAATAAAACTTGGTTATAAAATAAAGGAGGAACTCATTAAAAGAAGTGAAAACAAATGGCAAAGATAAACTGTTATGTGATAACATGCTCATCTGATAATGAAATGGACATCCGGTCTTTATATGTCTGGGGTGAGTGGGGTTCGGCAAGGTGGTTACCCACTACGAAAACCGCCTGCGAATTCTGCGATGCCCAAATCCATAAAATTTACATAGAGAGAAACAGAAACACTTATATGCAGGAGATGTTAAATAAATATGTACTCTACAAAAAAGGCAGAAAGTCAGCGACAAGGGTAAGAAAGCAATGTGAGTTTTGCGGGAAAATATTCTATGTATTTCCCTCCCAAAGCCTTAGGAAATATTGTTCTATAGCATGTTATGCTCAGGCAAAAAAAAAGTAATAATAAAAAAAATAAATATTTAAAATTCCCCCATATAAACCCTTCCTAAAAACAAACCTTCCTTTAAAAAATATTTGCATTTATTATTATTTGTCCCTATTTTTATAGGTGATGGCAAATAACACCAATACACGCAAGCGGGCAATTTTCAATCAGAAGTTTGCCCTTCTTACTCTATATGCTAAAACCCAGGGTATAGATTTCATAGTTTTTTCTTATTCCCGTACAGCAAAAGAACAGAAAAAACTTTTTGATGAAGGCAAAAGCAAGTGTGATGGTTATGAAAAGATAAGCATGCACCAGAAGGATAGGGCAAGAGATATTGTCATAATCGATTCCAACGATAAGCCGACCTGGAATCACATCCCCGAATATGATGTCTTAGGTGCATTCTGGAAATCGATTGGAGGCAGATGGGGAGGGGACTGGGCAAGCCTGGATGATATTTATCATTTTGAATATTAAGAGAAAATCATGAACTTTGAAGAAATAATAACACTGCTAAATCGGATATTCGACCTGAAAGAGCAAATAGAAGACTGGGTGCATATCATAGGGGATAACCGCCAGCGAAAGGGAGTCAAAAGAGCCATAGCAAAAGCACTGAAAGCAGAGACAAAAAAAGCTCAAGAAAAGGCTCTTAAAAAAGTAAGAAAATGGTTGTGGGAAAAATGAAGGAGTGAATAAATGCCATTTGCGGATCCAGTTAAAAAAAGAGAATATGACCGAGAATATTATCAAAAAAATAAAAAAAAATTGCGTCCTATATATGCTAAAAATAAAAGATTGAGATATCAAGCAGATCCAGAAAAAGGTAGAGAAATGGTAAGGAAATGGAGAAAAAACAACCCAGAAAAATCAGCTGAATGTAATAGACGATGGCATAGAGAAAATAAAGATAAATTATTTAGATATAAAAACCCGTATCGTATTTGGGTTATAACTACACTTTCAAATCATAGGAAAAAAGGCTGTAAAATAAATATATCAACAGATGATTTGGAAAAATTAGCAAAGACAACTAAGAAATGTATTTATTGCAATAAAAAATTGATTTTCCAATATGGAAAAGGCCTTAATAGAAACACTCCATCATTAGATAGAATAAACAATGGTAATGAAATAAATTTAAATAATATTCAAATCATTTGTCATGAATGCAATAGTACAAAACGGGGGAGAACTCATAAGGAATTTGTTGAATATAGTAGGAATATTGTAAGGAAATTTGGATGAGAAAAAAAATAATTCTAATATTTTTAATGCTGTTATTTTTTAGTTCTTGCACAAACTATTCACCTACTCTTTATCAAGGTTATGACGTCTTGAATCCGCCTGCTATAATAAAAGCAAATCCATTGGGAATAACAGAAGATGGGAATTTTATTGTTAATCCCGAATTTCTGAGGTATGTCAAAGAATTACAGCTTGAAGTAAGAAGATTAAGAAGGGAGTGCAAATAATGGAAGAGCAGATATCACAGGCAGGAGGGCAGATTTATTTATATATTGGGATGGGAATAACAGTAGCATTTGTGGCTCTGGATAAGGCTATGAACATAATCTCAAAGAAGAAAAATAACGGAAAGGGAAACAGCAATAATAAAAATCATTACCACATGATTGTGGAAAATCGGACTCGAAGCCTCTTGAATAAGCAAGCCATAGATGCGGTTTGCAAATCTCTGGATGGTATGAAGGAGGAAAATCGGGACGACCATAAGAGAATATTTGATAAGCTGGATAAGCTGATTGAGAAGAAGACATGAAAGCAATATTCCAGGCTTTAATAAAGAAGTTTGAAGCTAAATCTCTTGTAAGCGGGGATAAGGGCTATCGGATAACTTTAGAAACTCAAGACTTGGATATCAAAACAGTGGATAGTATTAACCGAATTCATAAGCCGGATGAGTTCATTAGCGTGGCTTTGGTGGATAACGATGAATAAGAAAACCGAAAAATACGGACGCAAACGGGACGCTAAAGGCAGGTTTACCAAAGGCAACCCTGGCAAGCCCAAGGGTGCGCAATCTAAATTTACCCAAGACATGAAAATAACGTTCCTCAATGTCTTCAAGCGTAAAGGTGGAGAGGACTGGCTTCTCGACTGGCTTAATTCCAGCAAAAGAAACGAAACGACTTTTATTCAAATATTAGCTCGATTGCTTCCAACGAATGTAGATATAGACACAAAGGGGAATATCACCATAAACGTCATCTCAAAAGTCCCAAGACCTATAAAAAAGAAAAATGCAAACTCAACCAAAAAGAGTTAGGGAAATAGAGCTTCCTTATGACCCTACACGGAATCCTAAGCAAATGGAATTCCATAAAGCCGATGCTACTTATATTTTATACGGAGGGGCTTTATTTGGAGGCAAAACAGCAGCTCTTATAAACGAGGGGCTTCAGCTCTCTTTGGATTATCCCGGCAATGATGGTCTGCTTATACGAAAGACCTGGCCGTCTTTTAGGGATACGGTTTTACCCCAGATGGAAAAGTTCATACCCGATGATTTAGTGGCAGACTGGAACCAGAGCGAAAAGATTATAAGGCTAATTAATAAATCTAAAATTAGATACGGGGGACTTGGCGAAAGACCAGAAGACTGGAAAAAGAAGATGTCTGGGGAATATGGCTGGATAGCTATAGACCAGGCTGAGGACTTTACAGAAAATGAATTTAGAATGCTGTCGCGGACATTGAGATTGACCGTTCCCGGTTATGATGTTAAATATAAGTTTCTGCTGTCTTGCAATCCAGACCCAGGCTGGCTAAAGAAGCTGTTCATAGAAGCACCAGGGAAGGATTTTTTATATATCCCAGCACTGCCTCAGGATAATGCCAAAAACCTTCCTGCTGGCTACATAGACAGGATGAAAGATATGCTGACTCCTAAACAGCAGCAGGCTCTGCTTGATGGAGACTGGGAAGCCATAGGAGACCCGGATAATGTTTACCCCTACTCAGATGTGAAGAAAGCCATAGAGAGAAAGCTAGACCCCACCCCTCCTGTGGAGCTAGGTGTGGACGTGGCTAGAGAGGGAGACGACTCGACGGTAATAACCACAAGAGAAGGGCTTGTTGTAAGGATACGCCATCGAGCCAAAGGCCATGATACTATGCGTACAGCCGGGGAAGTATGGAAAGTAGTTGACAGAATGGCTAAGAAGTGGAAAGACCGGATTAAAGAGATGAGCATAAAGGTGGATACCATAGGCGTAGGAGGAGGTGTCTACGACCGGCTCAAGGAAGAGAAAGGCAAGTGGCAGAGGAAGCTGAGGATAAAGATAAATCTTATAAGCATAAATGGAGCCAAAAAACCCAGAGACCCCATTAAATTCAAAAACCTGCGTTCGGAGATCCACTGGGGCTTACGGGAGATTCTCCCTTATCTTGATTTGCCCCAGGACTCAGAGCTGGCAAGCCAACTGAATTCAATCAAATATAAAATAAATTCAGCAGGCCAGATCCTAATCATCCCCAAACCTGAAATTAAAAAGAGGTTGGGTCGGTCGCCGGATGATGCTGAAGCTGTAATATATGCTTTGGCTCAGACCGAGGAAGAGATAGAGGAAGGCCAGGTGTATTTTGGCCCTGAAACAGAGGCTAGGGACCTCACTGAAGAGGAGAAAGATAAACGGATTAAGAAGTTCCTTAAACGGAAAAGGCTTCCTCCCCAAGATGAAAAAGAAGAGAGGGGGGAGCAAATAAAAGGACAGGAGTATGATGATGAGTACGGAGACGATGAGGACGGAGAAATCTATTTTGAAACCTGAACAAGATATTGGGGAAGTTTATTTCCTTAAGACGACAAAGGGAGTGTTCCACCCGTCGGCTATAAAAGTAAAAAAAGACCAGGGGGGAAAAAGCTCTAAACAAATAAAAGAAGAAGACATAAAATTCCTAACCGAAAAAGACCTTATTCCTCACCCTTTTAACGTGAGAGGTCTGCTCTGGCTTATGGATAATTGCGAGTATTTCGATGCCTGTGCTCATCAAATAGGTACAGACATCGTGAGCCAGGGCTACGAGCTTAAAGTCCGGGAAGGCAAAAAAGAGAGTAAAAAGGAAAGAGAAAAGATAGAGAAGTTTTTGGAAGAGCCTAATTTTAACGAAGGCGAATCTTTTGATAAAATCGTGAGGAATGCGATAACAGATTTAGAGAGCATAGGCTGGATGGGAATAGAGCTGGCTAGAGACAAGAGCCAGCCTATAGGAATGTGGAATGTCCCGGCACATACTCTATGGGTGCATAAATCCGGTAATAAATACTGCCAGGAGCGAAGGAATAAAAAAGTATGGTTTAAGACTTTTGGCTATGAGAAGGACGTTGATGCGGATACAGGAGAAGAGAAAAAAAAGGTTTCCAATCCAGCAAATGAGCTTATCTTCTATAAGGAGTACTACCAACAGTCGGCTTATTATGGTAGACCGCCCATCTTACCTGCCGTAGGAGCGGCCCGAGGACTTGTTGGTATAAGGGATTATAACCTGTCCTTTTTTGAGAATTACGGGATCCCCGTAGGGTGGATAGCCTTAGAGGGCAAATGGAAAAAAGATTCCGAGAAAAAACTTAATGATTTCTGGAATACCAACATAAAAGGCACAGAAAATGCTCACAAGGTAGCAATCCTCAGGATCCCGAAAGAAGGGAAAATAACTTGGGTCCCGTTGGAGTCGAGCAATACCCAAGAGGGTTCGTTTGCAGACCTGGATAAAAAGCTAAGAGACCGGGTCTTAGTGCCATACCGGATGCCTCCTTATAGAATCGGGATCGCTGAAGTCGGCTCACTGGGAGGTTCCACGGCAAAAGAAAGTTCAGAGATTTACGCTGACTCAGTTGTAAACCCGCTGAAAGCTGATATGGGGCGGTTGTTTACAAAGGTAATAATCCGGGGGTGCTTTAAAAACGAGACCTATGACCTGGTATTTAGAAAGCTGGACATAAGAGATGAACTCAGGGAACTTGAAAAGTACCAGAAGAAATTTGAAATGGGGACTATGACACCTATCCAAGTCATGGAAGCTATAGGAATTCAAATAGATGACAAGATAAAAGAAAACGAGCTTCTCAATCAGTATTTTATATCCAGCAAATACAGAGCTATTGACCAAGTATTTGAGAAGGAGGCTGGGATTATCGGGGACTTAGAAGACCTAAAACAAGAAGTCGAGGATGCAATAAAAGGAGGCAAGTGATGCCGATATTAATATACCTTAAGAATCCTCCCCGTGTACTGCCTATAGAGGGAAGCATCAATCCAGAGAATAAAGATGTGGTGAGGCAATATGAAGAGATGTATGGAAGGGGAACCCTTGTTACAAAGACGGTGAAAGGGAAAGGAATAGTCCACAGAAAGCATAAAGAAAAATTAGGAGCCAGAGTTGCCTCAAATCCAAACTGAACCGCTCATAAGAATACAGAAAGCCTTAAAAGTTTTTTTGGAAAAGTCCAGACGTGATGAGCTTAACAGAATGAATCACAAAAGGCTTATTACCCAGAACAAAGACAAGGTGGCCAAGGTATTTAACGCCTGGTTAGATTATATTAGGGATAATAGGGCTAAGACCTTGAAAGGCAGGGCGCCTGATACTATAACCCGGAATATGATAGATTGGGATGACGTGAGAAAAAAAGGAGAGGAGCTTTTCCGGCCTGTACTCCATGAGATTCTTACCGAGGCCGGTAAGGCTGTTGTAGAAAGAAAGGTGCTGAAACAGGACAGGTTTGACCCCCTAGGTGAAGGGGCTGTGGAATGGGTGAAAGAACACTCAGCAGAATTAGTAGTCGGGATTACCAAGGAGACCATGAAAGGCATTAGGAGTTATATTCGATGGGGTATAAATGAGGGCAAATCTATTTATCATATAGGCCGGGAATTGAGACCAGTGGTGGGGCTTACAGATAGATTAGCTTTAGCAGTGGGGAGACGATTAACCGAACTTGAGACCCTCCCCAAATATAGTCATTATACAGCAGAGCAGAGATTTAGACATGCGGAAAGATATGCAAAAAAACTCCAAAAGTACCGGACTGAACGCATAGCCAGGACTGAGACCGCTAAGGCTCTGGGTGAAGGGGAACTCCAGGGCTATAAACAAATGGGGGTTGAGAAAGTTAGGTTTAACGCTGACCCTGAGTGCTGTGATTTATGTGCTGAAAAGGACGGGCAAGTATATACGATTGATGAGGCACAGGGGGTAATTCCAGTTCATCCGAACTGTCTACCTGGGGACTCTCTTGTATCTCCCTGTGGCAGGATCTCTGGAGTTACGAAAAGGTGGTACGAGGGAGATGTTATCATCATTAAAACCACCACTGGCAAGAATCTGACCGCTACTCCCAATCATCCAGTATTGAGTAATTTCGGTTGGGTGCCTATTAATTTCTTGAATCTTGGAGACTACGTTATCTCTTTGGACGTTGGTTATAACTGGATTTCGCGGATTAAGAAGAATATAAATTATATTCCAGCCCCAATTGAGCAAATTGCGGAGTCGTTTTTCCTCTCTAAGTCTACGCTTACCGTAAAAACGAAAATAAGTGCTGAGGATTTCCACGGCGATGTTAGTCCCGACGGCCAAGTCGCAATTATAGGGACCAATAGCCTTTTGGGCTACACCATGAATTCCTTTTTTGCTAAGAGCAATGACAACCAATTTTTCAGTGGGGCCGGTGGCGGATTGTCTAAGTTCACGGGTTTTGGCTCTACGCAACCGTTCGGCAAAAGTAATTTCCCGTCCGCGTCCTTGACGAGCAATTACTGCTTTTTTAGACATGGCAACAAATCTTTCCCTAGGTTGGAGACGCAAAGCCTCGGAGCGTGTCCTATTAACCCCAGCTCTTTTAACTACGAAATAGACCCAAGAGGGGCTAACTCCATAGATATTAGCAATTTTATAAATGGACAACCCTTTCCTATAAAGTTCGATAAAGTCATTAGTGTCCATACTGAATATTATACCGGATATGTATATAATTTGCAAACCAAAAACCATTGGTACATTGCTAATAATATTGCAAGTCATAACTGCGAATGTACGTTCACAGCGGTGGTGTAAAATGGAAATAGAGAATATTACAGCAAAATCAATCAAAAAGGAGAATGATAAAGAACTATATAACATGCGCCTTAGATTTATACAGCTCTATAACAAGAACCTCAAGGGCCGAGAAGGTGGGGAGGTCGGCGGACTAGACCGCTTTGAATTTATAGACAAGTATCAAATCCTCATAAGAGAGATGAACAAGAGGAATCTCACTCATCACACTACAACTGATTTGGACATTGAGGCGTTCAGAAAAGCCATGACGGGAATTGATATTAAAAGCATAGGAGACCAGGTAATAGTAAACGACTATATTTCTATTGGGGGGTCGTTTGTCAAGAGACCGAGAGAAGCTAATGACCTAGATATCATAATCCGGGAGTATGCAAGAAATAGAGACGAAGGCCTTGAGCTTAAAATAGGCAGGGTCTTGAAGAGGCAAATAAAGAAAGACTTGCATTTTGTATATGCACCTCGTGGGCCTCACAGCACTTATATTCCTGTCTTTGATTTAGTAGCTCGGGTCAAACCTAATCTTAAGAGAGTTTACGTTAAGGAAAGCGTACAGGCTAAACTTAAAAGAGCAGCGGATTATTATGAGGGATTAGAGAGTTGGGATGTAGGCCTTCTTTGTGACAATGCTCATGTGCTTGAGAATCTAAGCAAAGGCTCGGTTCTGGACATAGGCTGCGGTTCGGGAAAACTTCTTAAGCTCCTGGAAGGAGATGGAAGGGACGTCCTGGGAGTGGATGTAGATAGAACTGCTATTAAAATGGCAAGGGGTAAGAAGCTCGATATCAAAGAGCATGACTTAGACAAAGGAATCCCTTTTGAAGATAACTCATTTGACAACGTGACAGCAGTCCATGTGCTGGAACACGTAACCAATCCAAAGTCTTTGGCTAAAGAAATGGAGAGAGTGGCTAGGAAAAAAGCTATAGTCATAGTACCTCTGGGCGAAAGACAAGACCCCACCCATAAACATGAGTACAAGAACCTAACTGAATTTAAAAAGATTCTAAGCAAGGGCTGGTCGTCTCAGCTTATAAAATCCTCAAACACAGCATTGGCCGTGATGACAAAGGTTAAAAAGGAAAAAGAGCTTACCCCGTTTGGGGAGTTTGTTCCACCTAAGCCTGCTATGAGCGGCTTTCTAACTCATACGGAGGCGTTTACAGTAGAGCAGATATGGGACTGGGCTAAAGAAAGGATTTGAAATGAACAATGAAATTATAGACGTTAAGAGACCCTTTGAAATAGGAAAAAAGGGTTCGAATAAATATGGATTAGTAATATGCCCAAATTGTGGTTCGAAACGATGGGTTCAATTAAATAAAATGAATCGACCTAATTATACTGGTCATTGTGCTAAGTGTAGCAGAAAACTTTTTAATAATATAGGCTATAAACGAGAAGACCACCCAAGGTGGAAAGGCGGGAAGCTTAAAACAAAAGAAGGTTATATATATATTAATCTAAAAGAAGAAAGTCCTTTCTATCCAATGGCTGATCATCATGGTTATATCAGAGAACATCGTTTGGTTATGGCAAAGTATTTAGGAAGGTGTCTCGAAACCTGGGAAGTAGTTCATCATAAAAATGGAATTAAAGATGATAATAGAATAGAAAATCTTGAGTTATTACCTAACCAAGCCAATCATGTCCAAATAAACACAATGAAGAAAAAGATTAAAGAATTAGAGGAAAGGATTTCAATTTTAGAATATGAAAATCAATTATTATTAGGAAAATTAGAGGTAAAAGACGATGGGACTTGTGGCTGAGCCAAAGCTTAATTCTTTTAGATGCATAGCTGAAAAATTAGGAGATAGATTCCGCATAAAGACTGAAGGTGGTAAGGATAGAACAAAAGAGTTTGCTTCATTGACGGAGGTTTTAGCTAAGATACCTGATGATTACATTCTTGACGGGGGAGTGGGTATAGAAAAGAACGGGAAGCCTTTGCCTCGAATTAAGCTTATGACTTTAATGGCTGATAAACCAGAGCTTACGGAAGGAGAAATAATAGTCTGTACCGTTTTCGATTTGCCTTTCTGGAAAAAAGACCTACACCTATTGCCTTTTAGTGAAAGAAGAAAAAAACTTGAGGAGTTCTATAATAAATATCTTAAGTCATCTAAAAATTTTAAAATAACAGAGACCCAGGTCGTAAACAATAAAAGCGAGCTAGAAAAAGCGTTTAAAAAGTTTGCTAAATATCCCCAGTCTGAAGGGATTGTGGTCAAGGATATCGAAAGCATATGGGATGTAGATGGAAGCATAGAAGGCTGGGCTAAGCTTAAAATAGAGGCTGAGATAAAAGTAATGGTCATAGAGAAGCACAGTGTAAAAGGAGGCAATTACAACTACACCTGCGGGGTATTGAAAGGAGATAGCCCCTACCAAAACATAACCCGTGTTGGTGATATGGAGCTAGTGAACCTAGGCAAGACATTTAACACAAAGATAAATGCTAGCCCAGGGGATATTTTGACTATAGGCATTGAGGAGATTATCCCAAGCGAGAATAAACTGGATTGGCTAGGCCCAAGGGTGATTGATAAAGACGAGGCGAGGAAAGAGCCTTATTATGCTAACCAGGTTGTACAAATCGCAGAGAAGGCTAATATCCTACAGAAAGCAATTGGTTCCGGACGGGGAATATATCTTCAGGAACCTCATGGCAAGTACATGTTTGATGGGGATAAGAACCTAGTTATTAAGATTAAGAAGCTCCCAGATGAGTATGTTGAGAAAACTGTTTTCCTATGCAGTGGAGATTTGTGCTATGGAGAGGTTAAATTCCACAAGCCCATAAAGATTACTCAAAAAGAATTCCAAGACCTTAAAGAAAAACATAAGATAACTGATAAGGAGGCTAAGGACTGGGGCTTCGATAAAGAGAAAAGTCTTTGGTCTTACGAATTCGACTGGGTAGATAAGTACAAACTGCCCAAAGAGTACGAGTACCCCCAGGGAGTCCAGACTGTAATCCGTAATGTCAAATTCAAAAAGGTAAAGGACGAAGAGGGTGCGGCTAGTGTAGAGGGAAACATAGATTTTGAAGAAGGCGACTCAGGTGATGCTGTAGCTCAGCTTCATATAATGGGCATAGAGGAAAAAGAACTCGAGAGCCTTCTGGACATTAAAGACCGAGCTATAGTAGCCAGAGGTGACCTTAGGAATCTTGAGAAGCTCTTAAAGAATAAAATCGGAGAGCAGGGCGCCCATATAGATATACGGTTCCATAGAAAGAAAGATAAATATTGGGAGGGTGGAGAGATTATGATAGGCAACCTCTCAGGGCTGAATAAAATTTATGGGTACAAAAAAGGTCAGAGCTTGAGATTTGGGTGGAAGGTTCCCAGAAAAGGCGAAACTAAAATCGATATAATTCGAGGCCCTATGAGTTGGTTTAAAGCAGGTGTTAACAAACTAGAGATATTTGAGCCTGGGGAAGTTGGTGCAACTGCAAACATGTATGCGGCTATGTTAAGAATCGATAAGTTTAATTGGTCTCTTTACCAGGCTGACGAGCATGCCAAGAAGTTCCACGTTACCAATAGCCGGCACTTTGACGGCAACTGGCTTATGGCGTATGTGCCAACAGAGGAAGGTAAGCGCATTTGGATGATGAGAAAACTAGACGACGATGACCATAAAAAAGAGGTTGATAAGCAAGAACGTATAAACTCCCCAACGCTTGCATATAAAGCTGTTTATGGTGTCGTTCCTTCCAAGCCCTTAAGCGGTCGAACTGATTCACCTAAAAAAAATTGGAAAGGCCTGATGGTGGATAAACACATTAAAGATGCCTGGCTTGAGGGCTTAAATTCTTTAGCACATGTAGAGATAAGAAGCACAGATGAGGGTAAAGATAAAGACCGTGTAGCCTTTGTGGTGTTTCGCATGAGAGACCAGAACCTAGATTCTCTTGCTGAAAAAGTAAGCGAGGAAATCGATAAATCAGAAGGGTTGTTTTCTATCTCAGATATAGGGACTGAGAACAGACCTAGAATCGTAGTGGCTGGCAAAACGTCCTATGGGGAGAAAAACTGGGAAGAGTGGTGGAGTAGCCTAGCTGAGAAAATAAAAAAAGCCCTGGAAAGAATAATAAAAAAAGATGATTCTCCTTATTTTAGATTCCTTAAGGTGAACAAAAAAGAGTATATCGTAGGTGGTATTGTGTACTCAGCAAACGACGTAGATACCCAGGGAGATGCGGCTTCTGCTTCAGAGATATGGAAGGCGTTAAAAAAGTTTATGATAAAGGGCGGAAAAATCAAGCTGATGCACGAGGGAAAACCTATTAAAGCTAAAATCATTGAATGCTACCAGGCCGAAGAAGACCATCACAAGGGAGGCACTGGGGACAACCACCTGGTCAAATCTGGTGATTGGTATATCTCCGTCTATTTGGGAGACGAGAAAGAAATCTGGAATGATATAATTGAAGGCAAATTCAACGGATTTTCAATGGGGGGGACAGCAACAACTGGCTAGGGCTATCATTCACAAACGCCCTTACCTTCCTTTGTATTTTAAGCCTTCTATTTTTATTTAAAATCCTTTTAGAGGGAGAATTAGTCAAAGGATAGAATTCAGACTCTTTTATGATTAAGCAATCTAACCCAGCTCTTCTATATAAATTAATCAGATAATACCCATCATCGTTTTTATGCCAATGCGAACCCCAAATTTCTATTACTTTATTCTGGCCAGTGACTTTAAAATCTGGATTATGATAATGCCCATTCATCTAGTTTTCTCCACCAGGCTCCATCTCCTGTATATCTAATTTCAGGAGGAGTAATATCATCAAACATCTTCTCTAATTTAGAAGGCCTTGTTTTCCATGACTGAATACGCCTAGCCATTTCTTCTTCACTAATCTTTCTTCCTTTATTTGCTTTGCTAATTTTTTCTTTAACCGATCTCTTCCTCGAATAAACTCCCCCGTAATTAGGATTATTTTTTCCTGCTTGAAGACCTTTTAATACAAGTGACATCTTCTTTCGGTATGATTTACTTTGCCATCTTTTCTTGGCTTTTATAGAAATCAAGAGCTTAGACTCTTCTGATATAATGTTTTCGCCCTCTTTGGTTTTCACCTTTGGGCTTTACTTTTATATTAAAAGCCCTAATCCAGCTCATAATTACATTAGATTGGGTTCCCACAATTTTGGCCATCTGCACCGAGTCTAAGCCTTCTACCCAATATTTCTGGTATAGCCAATTCTTATTCCTGTACTTTTGTATCTTTTGTTTTGATAAATTACCACTATGCCAATATTTATTTTTCCTTATTAGCTTAATTGCTTCGCTGTAACTTCTGATTTCAATGCCAAACTTTCTCAGCCACCTTTCTATTGTACCGTTTCCGACTGAACAGATCCTTTGAATCTCACATGCAGAAAGTTTTTCTATGACATACTTCTTATATAACCAGTCTCTATTTTTATACTTTTCTATTCTCTTTGAGGTATTCATGAACAGCTTTCCTTATTAAATAACCTATGCTTCTGTCTTTTTCCTTGCCTAGCTTTTTTAATTTGTTTAATACATCTACCTCAATACGGAAATTAAAAATAATTTTTTTCATTTTTTTATCACCATATTACATTATATTACATATCACTAGGCTATGTCAAAAATTATTTTTTTGATTTTAATAAACTTGACATTTGATTATAGATTTTATATTTTATTAGTGATAAATGGATCCTCAGCTTGAAGGTTGAGGTGATTAGTGTTTAATCACGCTCAGGCGTCCAAGGCTGTTCGATGCCCTTAAGTTTTGGATGCTCCTACCAGAGATCCCTAACAATATTTAAAGACTGGAACTTTTTTATTGGAGGTTATTATGCCACGCTGGATTAAAAATATTTCGATAGACGAAATAAGCATTGTGGATAAGCCCGCCAATAAAAAAAAGAGGTTCCACGTAATAAAGGAGAAAAAGAAAATGAACTTTATCGAAGTAATTCAAAAGTTTTTTGAGGAGAAGGCTGGTTCTAACAAGGTAGACCTTAAAAAGTTTATGGAAGACGAGGAGATAAAAGAAGCACTTGAAGAAGATGAAGAGATCCTGGCTATGCTGGAGAAAGCAGAGAAGCTCCCGGAGAAAGCTATGACAGCTCTTAAAGGGGCTTATAAGATATTA